GCCACAATATTATAATGAATGCGAGTCATGCGAACGCATTCAGCCAGATTTATTAAATGCATTTAGAGCAAATCCTTATACCCATAGTCTAACCAATTCGGTTTAGAAAAAAAAGATAAAAAGTAAATATTTTTTATCTTTTGTATAAATAATTAATTACTCATACTCATATAATTATTATGTATAGTTATCCATTGAAAAACGAGAAGAGATACAATAAGAAGATTAGGGATACTCGAAATCAATTTATGTTTGAATATTTTCAAATCCAAATATGGTTCTTCAAAATAATAATTGCCTTCTTTTCCACATTTTGTGTCATCCCGTCTACAAGAATCTGCAAAATCCAAAACAATTTGTTCGGTAATCACATTTTTCTCACCAAATTTTTCACAACGACTCGTAGTTGATGTAAAATCACTATCATAAGGACTCGGTTTATAATGAATACAACTTTTACACGAAGGAATATCAATATTCTTCACAATATTTTTATTTTTGATAAACTTTTCACTATTTATTACATTTATGAAAAGGCATAAAAAAAAGATGGATTTCATTGTAAATTATATATTTAATTTATAATGATGTATTTATATTATTATTATATATAGATAATAATGATTTCATCTTATAGATTAGGTGATTTAGTTTTATTAGATTTAGGTGAAAATGAAATTAATGAAATAGTAACAGAACATCCGAGTTCAATTGGTTGTAAATATATTTTAGAAAAAAGAAAAAATAGTTATCATAATAATATTGATATAATTACTAAAATTGTTTTGGAACATATTGAAGAAAAACTAGAATTTTTACCAAAAGATATTTTAGATAGCACATTAATACATTTAAGATTAGGAGATGTTATTGCAGGAAATGAGTGGCACGAAAAAATAAAAAGACCAATAGAGATAGATTATCTTAAATCGTTAGTTATAAATGATAGTAATAAAAAATATATTATTGGTAAATGTTTTTTTGCTAAAACAAGTTCAAATAATTATGAAGAATGTATTAATTTATCAAATATATACTTACAAAATGTAATTAATGAATTACAAGCAGAACATTTTGATTCTGGAAATGCTGATATAGATTTATGTTGCGCTGTAAAGTCAAAAATATTTATACAAGGAAAAGGATTTTTTAGTAAACTAATTGTTGAAATAAGAAAAAAATTAAACTTAATAAATATTGAAACAAGCACACACGATTAAACGATTAAGAATAATAGAAATATCTAAACAGAAATAGTTAATGTATGTGTGGCAATGACAAGCCCAGCTGTTTTTGTTTTCTTGACATTTTGAATTTCCGTATAAATAAATGGAATTTTTTTCTTTAATCGAGACAATTTATTTGTATAAAACTTGCATAATTCCGCACCTTTTTGTATAATTTCATTGAATTCTTTTATATTAAATTTTCTGGATGGATCTGGAAATAAAGCAACAACATGACAAGAACTGTCCCTCTCCGCATGTATCCAAATATCTGTTTCGATTGCTTCATCAATCACGGCAAAATTATCTTTTGCATTTTCACCAATTAAATAATGAATCGTTATATCTAAATTATCAAAAACTATTTTTTCGGTTCTCATTTTTATTTTGTAATATATTATTTTATATAAAATATAAAATGATCTTCAATTTTTATTATAATAAATATAGTTGCGTTATTATACTAATATAAAAAGACTCTTTTATAATAATTAATCGTTGTCATGTCATTAATAATTCATGAAAATATTCAAGAAAAGTTAAATTATTTTCATAAAATACGTAAAATACCAAATATTATCTTTCACGGCAGTTCTGGATGTGGTAAAAAAACAATTGTCAATCAGTTTATTCATAAAATATATAATTATAACAAAGAAAAAATAAAAGATTTTGTCATGTATGTAAATTGCGCGCATGGTAAAGGCATTAAATTTATTCGAGATGAATTGAAATTCTTTGCAAAAACACATATTAATTCGAATGGAGGAGATATATTCAAAAGTATTATTTTAATTAATGCAGATAAGTTAACTATGGACGGTCAGTCGGCGCTAAGACGATGTATTGAATTATTTAGTCATACAACACGTTTTTTTATTATTGTAGAAGATAAATATAAGTTGCTAAAACCTATTTTATCTCGATTTTGTGAAATTTATATTCCAGAACCCATGTATGAAAATAAAATAATCAACTTATATCAATATAATTTGAATAAAACCTTTCAGTTACAAAGCATCAAAAAACAAAAAATGGATTGGTTAAAAAATGAGCTTTCGAAAAATATGAATTCATCAACGACGCCACAGAATCTTTTAATTTTTGTCTCAAAATTATATGAAAAAGGTTATAATGCTTTACAGTTGATTGAACTCTTAGAAGACCATAATCAATTTACAAATTTAACAGATAAAAAAAGATATGAATTATTAGTAACATTTAATCGGGTTCGAAAAGAATTTCGTAATGAAAAATTGCTTATTTTATTCATTTTAAATTTTATTTATTTGAGTTCAAATGAAAGTTTAGAAAATATATCTTTTATGTAAAATGGATGATTTTAATGTTTCTAGTTTACATGAATCAAAAAATGAATGGGGAGCGCGATTATTAACTATTTTAACACCTTTGATTATCGAAGGATTAAAATCCATTTTTGAAGAATCCTATAAATTATGTAGAACGAATAACGAAGATGAAAAATATTTGATGACTTTTCAAAATTTTATTTCACGAATTCCAAAGTGGAATCCAAGTGTGATTGAACAAGAAAGTAAACGAATTGTGGAAAAAAGTCGTTGTAGTTATTTAGAAGAATTAATTACATGTGTTCATATTATTCAATTGAAATTATTAACTTCGATGAGAGTAGGACAAAAACAAAAAAAAATAGATATTAATATTCCAAAATTAGATGATTTCGTGCATAAAACTTATATTCATGTAGCTAGAAAAATATATAAAAATGTATATTTATTTGAATTAAATATTCCTCCTTTACAGACACAAAAAAACAATCGAGAACTAGAAATTATTATTCAAGAATGTATTTTAAATACCATCAGAGATAGCATTCCGATTGAAAATATTTTAAAAGTTTATATGGATGAAACAGTTGAAGAAGATGTTACCGAAGAAATTAAGGAAGAAGTCTTGGAAGAAGAACCTCAAGAAAAAGTAGAAGAATCAAATCATATTTCTGAAACCGACAAACAAGAAGTCTTCAATGTAAATAGATCAGAACCAGCTTTAAAATTTAATGATGTAGACATTGCTCGTAATATTCATAATGAAGAAGAAATGATTAATGCTCCCAAAACAATTGAACGCTTAGAAGAATTAAGTAATATAAGAAATATTCAAAGAAAATTAGAGGAAGAAGAAGACAATAACAACGATAACGTAAGATTAAAAATATATGACCAAGCCGCCGAATTAACAAATTTAGATGTGCATGTTATCAATCCTCCAGAAATAGAACTGAACAATGATTTTTTGTTAGATGACATTGAAATTTTAGCATAAAAGTTTCATTTTTTTTATTGCGTTCAATGTTCAATAAGAATGTAAAATCTTATTTTAATGGATAATATTTTTATTATTGCAATTGCCGTTGCAATTATTTTTTTGGTCGTAAAATTTATTGAAATGAGATTTATTGAAAAAGAAAATAAACCACTAAAATTTTTAATACGTGATACTTTGGTGGTATATTTTAGTGTTATTGCTGGTTTTTTTGTCATTGATCAGATTCAACCAGTGATGGAAGGAGGTTTAACTAGTTCACCATCTGTATTTACCGATAATCCTGAATTTTAATTCTTCATTTTTTATAAAAAATAATAAACTGTTTATTTATTATTTTTTAACGACCTGTCCAGACTTTTACAATCGGTCTATTTATTTTTTTATATCGAAAATGTTTTTCATAATCTTCAAATTTATATCCCCAATTTCCTACGGTTTGAATATTTCCCAGTAAAGACTTGTAGTTTTTTAAAATTGGATATTCTAGTGTAAATAATAATCCCATGATTCTTTCCATTCCGCATCGATCGGTTCTATTTTTAACATAATGCACTAAATTTGTAAAACCATATTTTTTCTCCAAGTTAGATAAAAATTGATGATTAATGTAAGATTGGACACCAAAACAACAAACAAATTCATTTTGATTATTTAAACCTAATATATTGGTATTTGTTTTGGATAAATATTCCATTAACATAAAATTATTTTTTAAACCAGAACAAATGCGTAAAAGATTATGCAAATTTTCTTTGTCATATTGAAAATGCCATAAAGGTATTACTGGTTGACTCAACTTCTCGAATGATATACGTTTATGAATAAAAACACTATCGTGTAATATCACTGCATTATCAAACCATTGTGGATTTTTTAGAAAATAAATATATGGAAGCAATTCACCAGTTCCTGGATATTCTGATTGGATAATTTGTATATTTTTATATTGGAAATCAGCCTTTATAAATTCTTGCTTGCTATTATCATCAATAATAATAATTTGTTTGAATGGGTAAAGTAATCGAATTAATTTTACACTTTGATTCCAATATTTATTTGTTTTGGGAGAATTTACATGTCTTGTAATAATAAATCCAAAAGTCATTATTATAGGGTAATAAAAAAAATATACCAAGATATTTTATTTATTGTTTTTTATTTACAAATCGTCTATATTCATAACAATACTATCTTTTGTCAAACTTGTTTTAGAAATCATATATTTTTTAAATTCACGACGTTCTAATTGTGCAGCTGGACTATGATTGTGAACACATCTTGCAATCATTTTATATAATTTAAAATCAGGATATCTTTCCATTCCATTATTTTTATATAATACATTAATATTATTATCATCTGAGCACCATTCAACAATTAATTTAATTACAGGATTCGATGATTCTAATTCTTTTATATTTTCAAAATCGTCTACAATATAATCGAAAATAGAACAAGCTAAACGACATAAATCAAAACTAAAATTTGGTTCTAATCTTGCTTTCTTTTCATTAAAATAAGGTTCTGTATTATATTGGGTGGATGCATCTCCACCATTTTGAAAACTATCGCTGCAAAATAAGTTTCCATTAAATTTGTAAATTGCTCTTCCAAAATCAATAATTTTATAAATACGTCCAAAAGTAGGAACTTTATAATATTTTTTTTTGAATTGATAATAAATATATTTTTGGTTCGTTGTGTTATACATTACATTGTTGGTATGTAAATCATTATGTGTAAATGAAAACAATTTTTGATAAGTAATTAAAATCATAATAATTTGCATAAAAGCCGAAAACCATTCATCGTCGGACAATTCACTATTTATAATTAAATCATCAAATGTATTTTCACATTTTTCCATACATATCATTTGGACAGGAAATTTTGGTAATATAACATTAATTACCTCTTCTTCGTCATCTTCATCTTCATTTTCCTCTGTTTCATAACTTGTATCTGTGTTGCATTCTTCACTATCTTCATCGTCTTCCTCATCCTCATCCTGAGACGAATGTGTATGGCTTGTTCTTGAAGAACAACTTGAAGTAGAACGCAGTGTTTGTATATGATCATCTTGTAAAAATGGATTTACTGAAGTAATATCAATCAAGTCGCTAGATAACTGATTCGATGAATGTTGTGAAAATAGATCTTCAAATATTTCGTTACTAATCGAAGGAATTGTAAGTTCAGGAAGATCTTCACTAGAAAAAATTTTAATAGGAACTAAAATTTTAGGAGTTTCTTCAATCATTAAATGAGAATAATCGTCAATTTGAAAAAGAATATTTTTTTGTTTATTAAAAAATTCAGACTTGACTAAGTAATCAAGATCGTCGGCTACATTTAATTTAAAATTATTTTTGATCGTTAAAAAAGAACCATAATAATCCACCCCATGAATAAATCTTTTATAATTTAATAATTGACTTGTTAGAAAAACAAAAAAACCATCTACATAAGATGAATTATTACGATCTAACAATTTTGAATGTGTATATGAATTATCTTCTAAAGATGGAAGGGTAAATAAATAAGGATCTAAGTGATTATATTTTCCGACAATATATTTACAAGGATCTAACAAAGGAGCCATTTTAAAAAAAGCTTTCCCATCAATAACCGTATCAAAGTCGCTATTTTTAAGTTTACATGTAAAAATATTTTCAGAGTCGCCTTTTGTTACATCGTGAAGATACCACAAGTGATTTAAATTGATCGAGTTATAATTATTTGAATTCAATGAAAAAAAAGTATTATAAATAGGAATGTAATTTTGTATTTCTGATAATTCAATCCCTTTATGATTTTGTAGACTGGCAAAAAGACGGGTATTTTTTCTCTTTTGATAATTTAGAGGAAGAGTCATTAGCTATTTAATATAAAAATAATATACTTTTTTAACTTATAAAATATACCTAAACAATCTAACAGAATCATTGTTCGTTCGTTCTATCTTTTCCAATATTTTCTTATGAATATTAATATTCATGAATTTAGAATTGAAAAAATTTGATATGAAAAGTATTAGCTTTAAACCAAATGAAACAAAAGGACCCGTGGTAGTGCTTATCGGTCGTCGTGATACTGGAAAGTCTTTTTTAGTAAGAGATCTTTTATTTTATCACCAAGATATTCCCATCGGAACCGTGATTTCAGGGACAGAAGAAGGAAATGGATTTTATGGCAAATTAGTGCCTAAATTATTTATCCATAATGAATACAATACAGTGATCATAGAAAACATTTTAAAAAGACAAAGACAAGTGCTGAAACAAATCAAAAAAGAAATGGAAACATTTAAAAAAAGCACGATTGATCCGCGAACCTTTGTGATTTTAGATGATTGTTTATATGACGCCACCTGGTCACGAGATAAACTCATGCGATTACTTTTCATGAACGGGAGACACTGGAAGGTCATGCTTATCATCACAATGCAATATCCCCTTGGCATCCCACCAACTCTGAGAACAAATATCGACTACGTTTTTATTTTGAGAGAACCTTATATTGCGAATCGTAAACGCATTTATGAAAATTATGCGGGAATGTTTCCAACCTTTGAGTCCTTTTGTCAGGTCATGGATCAATGCACCGAAAATTACGAGTGTTTAGTGATAAATAACAACTCAAAATCGAACAAATTACAAGAACAAGTCTTTTGGTATAAAGCCGATAGTCATAACGATTTTAAATTGGGATCCAAAGAATTTTGGGAGATGTCAAAACAAATCGTTTCAGATGACGAAGACGAACAATATGACCCAAACAATGTGAAAAAACGCGGCGCAGGACCTAAAATAAGTGTCAAAAAAAGTAAATGGTAAAATCCGCTTTTATAAAAAGCGCTTTTTTATATATAAGAGATAAAACTAC